GAAGTCAGGTTAGCATTCATGGTAGCGGCAGTTTTGAAGGTTCAGGGTGTTTTTTGGCGAAGACAAACCTAAACGTTCTGACTGCCGTTTTCTATTAGTTCACGCTAATCCGCGATGAACCTTTTTTATTGCTAATCACAAGGCACTTGTCTCTGTCTTACTGGCGTAGTGATTAGCTAATGATGAACACTCCACGAACATCGTAATGTCGGATCAGTCGTTCAAGAGACGCCCGCCATCCACGACGATCTCACTACCGATGGTCCATCGGGACTCATCTGAAGCCAGATACAACACCGCCTTGGCAATCTCCTCCGCCGTACCGAAACGGCCTGAAGGGATACTTTTGACGATCTCCTCATTAACTTGTTTGCGATAGCTATCGGGAATGCCAAGTTTGTCATACAGCGGGGTATCTATAGGACCTGGGCTGACCGCATTGATGCGAATACCACGCGCCATCAGTTCACTCGACAGCGTCTTTGACAGGCTAAGAAAAGCCGCTTTGGTCGCCGAATAAACGGAGGAGCGGCTCGATCCTACATGCGTACTGATCGACGTGTTGAGGATGACTGAAGCGGGATTGGCGAACACCGGTAATAGCGACTGGATCAGAAAATACGGCCCCTTGACGTTAATGTCGAAGGAGCGATCAAACATGTCCTCTGTCCATTCTTCGATCGGTTGCCAAACAGAAACACCCGCGTTAAGGAAAACGACGTCAACCTTTCCATAATGCGCCTCCACGGCCTGCGCCAGTTCATTCTGTGCACTCACGCTGGCCGAGTCGGCGCGCAGCACCAGCACTTCGCTACCAAGTTCGGCTTTTGCCGCGGCAATAGAATCGGGGTTGACCCCAGTCACGATGACGCGTGCTCCTTCCGCGAGGAACTGCTTTGCGGTTTCCAGCCCAATGCCGGAGGTGCCTCCGGTAATAAGGGTACGTTTGTTGTGTAAGCGAGACATAGGGAACTCCTGATAATCATAGCGGGATGCAGCAATGTGCTGCCGGGGACAGCGCTAATCATATGTGTATGCATAAATGATGATAAGATCCCTATTTCGAATATAATTTATTCCATTACTGCATTAATTGAGGCACCCTTACGTGGATCGTTTTCTGCTCATGACCTGTTTTAAACGAACTGTCGAAACAGGCAGTTTTTCTGCGGCAGCACGCGACCTGAATATGGGGCAACCCAACGTAAGTCGATACGTTGCTGCTTTAGAAGAACATCTGGGCGTCAGACTACTTCAGCGGACAACACGCCAACTTGTGCTGACACCTGAGGGCGAGCGGTACTATGCAGATGTCAGCCGAATTCTCGATGCGGTTGCAGAATCGGAGTCATCCTTGAGCGATGAGACGGAACCCACTGGACTCCTGCGAGTGGCCTGCCCAACCGCCATGGCCCATACCTTCCTGATACCACAGATCCCTGCTTTTCTCGCCCGCTACCCCAGGTTGTCGCTGGATTTGCAACTAAGCGATCGTTTCGTCGATCTGGTGGAAGAAGGTGCCGAGTTAGCTATCCGAATCGGTCATCCTTCCGACAGTGCACTACGTGCGCGCCGAATTGGCCTTTTCACACGCGTGTATGTCGCCTCGGTAGACTATCTGAGTCGTCGTGGCATACCGCAAACGCCAGAAGATCTGCGCGATCATGACTGTATTCTGTACTCGCGGTTAAACACGGGTAATACGTGGCATTTTCGAGATACCGAGATCAACGTTTCGGGGCGATTCCGAGTCAACTCACCCCAGGCCGTACAGGAAGCCGTCATCGCCGGCCTTGGTATCGCCAGCGGACCCAAGTGGTTATACGAGGATGGATTACAGAGCGGCAGACTGTGTCAGGTACTTTGCGACTACGAAGCACCACCGGTGCCAATCCAGTTTCTCTATGTCGCCAATCGCCTGCTACCAAAGCGAGCCATTGTATTCATGGACTTCATTGCAGAAGCATTTTCCAGGATCCCTGGACTCAATACCGACAATCGCTAGTTTGCATTGGGCTTGAAGGCACAAAAAAAGGCCGCTTTCGCGGCCTGACATCGTGACTTCCAGCTAACCCCGATTACTCAGGCTTAACCTCAATGTAGTCCAGGTCCAGCGTGCTGCTGGTGTAGCTGCGGATTTTATTGGTCATTTCAATATTACCGTCCAGCTTCTGACCATAAGAGGGAATGACCTCTTTCAACTTGCCCTGCCATTCTGGCGTAGCGACTTTATCTTTAAACACTTTTTCCAGCAGGCTCAGCATAATCGGCGCGGCGGTAGATGCGCCCGGAGAGGCACCCAGCAGCGCGGCAATCGAACCATCCTGAGAGCTGACGATTTCCGTACCCAGTTTCAGCACGCCACCTTTGTCATCATCTTTCTTGATAACCTGAACGCGCTGGCCGGCAATCGCCAGTCTCCAGTCTTCTTTCTTCGCGTTAGGGAAGTATTCCTGCAGCGAGGCGAAACGATCGTCGTCATCCATCATGACCTGACCAACCAGATACTTCACCAGATCGAAGTTATCCAGACCTACGTGCGTCATCGGCATCACGTTGGAGAAGGTTACGGAACCGATCAGATCCCACAGCGAACCATTTTTCAGGAATTTGCTGGAGAAGGTGGCAAACGGCCCGAACAGCAGAACGGGTTTACCGTCAAAAATACGCGTATCCAGATGAGGAACCGACATCGGTGGCGCACCGACGGAGGCTTTACCGTAAACTTTCGCCATATGGCGCTTCACGATTTCCGGGTTTTCTGTCACCAGGAATTCGCCACCAACCGGGAAGCCACCGTACAGATCGGCCTCAGGAATGCCAGATTTCTGCAACAGCGGCAGCGCCGCCCCACCCGCACCGATAAAGACAAACTTCGCCTTAATCACGCTTTCTTTCTCACCGTTCTTCAGATCGGCGTAAGTCACGCTCCAGGTGTTATCCGCATTACGCTTGATATCACGCACTTCTGAATTCAGGTGCAGCGCAAAGTTAGGTTTGGTTTTCATCGCGCCAACCAGCTGACGCGTGATTTCACCGTAGTTCACGTCGGTACCGATAGGCATACGAGTCGCCGCAATCTTCTGCGCCGGATCGCGACCTTCCATCACCAGCGGCGCCCACTCTTTGATCGTATTGGGATCGTCAGAGAACTCCATGCCACGGTACAGCGTGCTGTGCTGCATCGCATCATAGCGGTGCTTCAGGAACGCGGTGTTCTCATCACCCCAGACAAAGGCGATGTGCGGCACGCTATTGATGAAAGAGTGCGGATTGTTCAGCACGCCGTTTTTCACCTGATAGGACCAGAACTGGCGCGAGACTTCAAACGCTTCGGTAATTTCCAGCGCTTTGCTGATGTTGATTGGGCCGTCGGGATTATCCGGCGTGTAGTTGAGTTCCATGAAAGCCGAGTGACCCGTACCAGCATTATTCCAGCCGTTCGAGCTCTCTTCCGCTACATTATCCATCCGCTCAACCATGTCGATAGACCAGTCTGGTTGCAGCTCCTGTAAATACACGCCCAGCGTAGAGCTCATAATGCCCCCGCCGATCAGTACCACATCCGTTGTCTTCTCTGTCGTTTTAGCCTCTTCAGCCATCGCCAGTGGGGCGCTAACCACCACGCTCAGGCAGAAGAACATAGCAAGTAGTTTTTTCATGCTTATATCTCTATTTTTTATAAGTGCAGGTAAATAGAATTCTGGGCATTCATTAACACACGACCACGCCATCATCCGTAGAAGGCATCATTCTTATGACCTTTTTGTTAATCACCTTGCTAACAAAAAAATCAGCGTGCAGACACATTTCAACCAAGATGGGCAGCGGTAGCGGTTAACGACGTAGCATTATTGTTATCTGACGAAAGGAAATAAATTTTAGTAAGTAAATAAATGGACAACAAAGTAATAACTTTTAAGAAACAAACCACAGAATCATCATGGTAAAAGTAAGTTTAGCAGTGTTTTATAAAAGCAAAAGGCACCCGCAGGTGCCTGTGAAATGAGCGATGTGACGCGACACTATTTCGCTGAGTCGATCTCGTCGAGCGAGTCTTCAATCGCTGCCGCATTCGGGTTCTTCTGCGGGGTGAGTTGCCCATCACTGGCAAGGAAATCATGCCGCTGGAAGTAGGCTTCACGCATCATCAGGTAAGGATCGGAAGAGTTACGCAGCAGGCCGTCGGAATCCAACAGCTGTGCTCGCGTTTCCAGCCCTTCGATAGCCCATTTACCCGCGGACATCCAGAACGTCAGATAGCTCAGCATCGGATACAACGTATCCACGACGCCACCGCCGTCTTCACGAGGTGTCACGCTGCCGTAACCGGGTACCACCAGATAAGGCCCGTAGCCCACGTCATAATGACCCAATGTGCTACCAAAGCGGCGAGACTCTTCTTTCGCCAGTTTCGGATTCGCCATTGAGGCCACGTCAATCAGGCCGCCCATCCCGAGCAAGGTATTCAGGAAGAAGCGGTTAAAGTGAATCATCGCTTTATACGGCTTACCTTCAACGAAGTAGTTCACCATCGTTGCAGGCTCTTCCAGGTTGCTGAAGAAGTTCCCCAGTCCGTTACGCGCGGGCGTCGGCACATAATCGCGCCAGGCCACAGCCGCAGGACGCACCAGATAAGGATCCAGAACGTCATAGTTAAAGCTGAACATGGTACGGTTAAAGCCTTCAAGCGGATCAGAACGTCCTTCTTGAGCTCGATCCCCGGAACTGGCGCAGCCGATCAGTAACACGCTGGCAAACACCACCCCACTCAGGCGGTAATTCATATCTGTTCTCCCTGATTTATAGTGTGCTATACCCGCGACCGAAAATGGGTATTCCCAGTATCAGCCCCAGCCTATCAGGCTGAGCGACAAGGACGGGATATCGGCCAACAGTGTAACATTTTATCGCTCCATCGCTACGTTGGCTTACGCATTACTGCATTTTCAGAGGTTTGCCATTTTTCTTATGCGGCATCGTTGCGACACACGCTCCAGCGTGGGCGACAGTACGGTATTCCCTTGTTCCCCTCACAGCATAGCACCGCCAGCCTAAACCAGTGAGTCACGCCGCGCCATCCCATGTTGTAAAAACTAACTACGCTTATCATCGGGGCTGTCGGTGATTACCCCTCAACGTCAGTACCGTTAGCCAGACAACAATCGGCCCACTCGTCGAGAGAATCACTATGAATCCACCTTCAGAATCCAGACAAATCCGGCAAGAGAAAGACAAGGACGTGGCGGTAGAGAGTGAGGAAAGCACGCAGGGAAAAGCGATCGATGTAGACGAAGATCGCTTGCCTTCCCCCGCCGCTGCGATCCATGAAGAGATTCGTCAGGAAGGGCAAAAGGAGCTGGAACGTGATGCAATGGCGTTACTGTGGTCGGCGATTGCGGCAGGGATCTCCATGGGAACCTCATTCATGGCGGTCGGTATGCTCCACAACCATCTGGTTGGCGTACCCGGCGGCTTTCTGCTGGAATGCTTCGGTTACACCATCGGCTTTGTGATTGTCATCATGGCACGCCAGCAGTTGTTCACCGAAAACACCGTCACGGCCGTACTTCCCATCATGCATAAGCCCACGCGCAGCAATGTCTACCTGCTCGGTCGATTATGGTTTGTCGTGCTGGCTGGAAATCTGATCGGCACAGCCCTGGCCGCCCTCGCCTTTACCTACATGCCCGTTTTTGATGGCGAAACGCGGGTGGCTTTGGTCGACATCGCGATGAAGGTCATGAAGCACTCACCAACGGAGATGTTCGCCAATGCTGTCGTCTCTGGCTGGATTATTGCCACCATGGTCTGGATGCTGCCGCGCGCCTACTCCGCCAAGCTGTGGATTATCATCATCATGACCTGGATGATTGCCTTCAGTAACCTCACCCACATCGTAGCCGGTGCCTCAGAGATTTTCTATCTGGTGTTTATTGGCCACATCCCCTGGCGGGACTTCATCTGGCCGTTTGCTCTGCCCACGCTGGCGGGGAATATCATCGGCGGTACCTTTATTTTCGCACTCATCAGCCACGCACAAATCCGCAACGACATGAGTCGTTCATCGCACGGTAAACGTCAAAAGGCGCATGAGAATGAGGGAAAAGAGCATCGGCAGAAACGCTGATTGCCGACACTTTGAGCAAACGCGCCGTTAAGTGCTTATTCTCAGAGCAAAAATGCGTATAATAGCGGGGCTTCATGTCTCCATAGTTAAATGGATATAACGAGCCCCTCCTAAGGGCTAGTTGCAGGTTCGATTCCTGCTGGGGACACCATCAGTAAGTTCTACCACCTCCTTCGGCGTTCACGAAATCCCTTTAAAACCAACACTCACGTAAATATGACGTTCTCCAACGTCCCGCAAAGTAATTTGACAACCGCCATGCTTGATGGGTAAAAAGTGGGTAAATGTTTTTTACCCGAAGAATTTTACCCATGCTAACCGTCAAGCAGATTGAAGCCGCCAAGCCGAAAGACAAACCTTATCGCCTGTTGGATAGCAACGGGCTTTATCTCTTTGTGCCCGTGAGTGGTAAAAAAGTCTGGCAATTGCGGTACAAACTGGCGGGTAAAGAGAAAGTTTTTACCGTGGGTAAATATCCGTACATGTCACTGCAAGAAGCAAGGGATAGAGCTCACGACGCGAGAAAGCTGATTGTCGATGGCATTGATCCGGTTAAGTCCAAGCAAAAGGACAGTGAGACAGATTCTTTCTTCGTCATTTTCAGTGAATGGTATGAGCACAAGAAGCAGGTATGGTCAGAGGGATATGCGTTAGAGCTTGACCGCATGTTCAGTGATGACATTCTCCCAATTATCGGACATCTCCGCATGGAAGAAGTAGAGCCGATGGTGGTGCTGTCAGTGATACGCAGGTTTGAAGAGCGTGGGGCAATGGAGCGCGCCAATAAAGCACGGCGGCGCATTGGGGAGGTTTTCAGTTATGCGATAAGCACCGGTCGCGCAAAATACAACCCATCGCCTGACCTTGCAGGGGCAATGAGAGGCTATCGAAAGAAGAATTTCCCATTCCTTCCGGCCGAACAGATACCCGCATTCAACCAAGCTCTTGCCACCTACTCAGGCAGCACGGTTTCCCGCATAGCAACACAGGTGCTGCAATACACAGCCATGCGAACCAAAGAACTACGCTCGATGAAATGGCGGTACGTCGATTTTGAAAACATGATGATCACAATAGAAGAAGATGAGATGAAGAGCAGGAAAATTCATCTTGTTCCAATGTCTACGCAAGTTGCCGCATTGCTGCGAACACTCAAGCCAATGACCGATATCTCAGAATTTGTTTTTGCAGGAAGGAACGACAAAAGGAAGCCGATAAGCGAAAACGCAGTATTGCTCGTCATCAAACAAATCGGCTATGAGGGATTAGCAAGCGGGCATGGTTTCCGGCACCAGTTCAGCACCGTGCTGAACGAAAACGGATGGCCCGCTGATGTGATAGAGAAGCAACTTGCCCACGCAACCAGCGGCACTATACGCGGCATTTACAACCACGCTCAGTACCTAGACAAGCGCAAAGAGATGATGCAATGGTGGGCTGACTGGTTGGGCTAGCCATCCTTGGCATTCACACCGCATTTTTACGCCACAACACGGCACATCACGTCACAAATCTGCACAGCGCGACACGCACATGGCACAATCATGTCGCAAGCAACACTATTACATGACAGCGACTAAGTTTGATACTCTGCTGCTTGTAGTCAAAGTGATCGCAATTTCAGCAGCAATCCACGTCGCGTTCGCTGATGAAATTGTCAGAGTATTATCCGTAAATGTTAAAGTTGGTGCCCCGCCCCCGCTTGAATTGAATGAGCGCATTGTAGCTAGCGTGGATAGTGACGCGGCAAGAGAGCCACGCGATGAAAGCATGGCAAGTAAATAGTCATACTCATAGTTTGATGCTATTAACCGAAGAAAAGCCGTAACTCCATCTGGCATATATTCTATCGTAATTGTAGCGCTACTGCTTCCTGCCGCCTTTGTTAAACTGTAAATCTCTGGCGTGATAATACCTAAAGGAGCTGCGGCGACCCCGTAATCAACGGAGCTCATTAAATGAGCTAGCCCACGGGAAAGCCCACCACCTAACGATTGTGTAATCCCACCAAAAACCACCCTTCCGTTGTTTCCTATAAAGATATCTGCACCTGAAAAATTCTCTACGCGCATGTTCCCCGAGAAAGTGACAATATTTCCATTATTACCGATGATGCTGCTGTCAATGCTAATAATGTACTGATTGCTTCCTTCCCAAAAAATTGTGCCATCCATATAACCGTTGTACAAAGCAATGCGACCCGTATCACCAGCGCTCCCGACCCCTATTAGGGGTAAAGTTGAACCAGCGATCTTATTTATAACCGTGCCATTTTTATATCCACAACCGTGGAATGAATCGTTACCTGCGCCTTTTTTCAGGTGCAGCAACTGGTCGCAATAAATATCACATGCATCAAACTGGAAAAACTCAGTAAAAGTACCCGTAGCGATGTCGTTTGACAAATTCGCCGCTACTTTTGCACGCAGTCGAACATTTTTAAACACGAGGCCGGTAAACCCCTTCACAAGTAGCGGTGATTTATCCGTCCCGGCGTTTATCTCAATATCTCTCCACCCAACTCCGCCAAGTGCACCGGAACCTCCGATATAGTTAATAGCACCATCTGGTGCGCCAATGAAATCAAGAATGGTATTTCTCGTTGAGTTACCCGATTCTCCGCGTACAGCGACAAAGTTAAATGAGTTATTGAGTTGTTCAAGCGCTCCTGTCACAGAGCCAGATACATCAACGCAAATGGGAAGATAACCGTGCGCTTTTGCATAGACAATGGCACGGTTAAATGCAGCAGTGACATCATCACCATCAACCACCCCGAATTGAGAGAGGTGCAATTCTTTCGGACTATCAAAAGAGCGAATGCGAAAGAAGCCATCAGCATAAGATGGCGCTGAACCCATAATCCCGTCACCGCTCCATAGTGTGCCGTCTGAATACAGCATAATTCCTGAGCTTATGCTTCCAGGCTGCCAGGGTGATATTGTTACTCCATATAGGTTTTGCAGCCTCATCGTTGCTAGCTTAAGCTCATAACCAACCGTGTTTGGTGCGTAATTGTTATTAATATCGAAAGCGATTAGCGAAGCATTCTGTCCATCAATTGGATCGGCAAGAGCCGCTCTAAGCTGATCCGGGTCATACTTTAGCACGTTCGGGAAATAGAATTGCTGCACGTTGTAGGCGTCGTAAATCGCCATACTATGGCCCTGCACGGTCACGAACTTGGCAATCTGCCCGTTGTATACTGGGAACCCGCCCGCGTTGATGACGATTGGCTGGGCTACGGGTACATGGCTGCCGTCCTCGTTTTCAAGGTATACCTGAATCTGATTGCTTGGGATGGTCGGATCGGAATCAATTTCCCCAATATATATTTTCCCATTGGCATTAGCTTTGAAAGAACGTGCGAGCGTGAAGAGTTGACTGGGTTGACTTACAACCACATTGGGCGTTATTGCCATTGGTATTTCTCCGGGCGTGAGTAGTCCCCACAGAGCAGGTCTGCGGTAATAAAAAACCCGCCGAAGCGGGTTAGATGGGTTGGGTTTAATTAATGCTCTCGGTACTGCAATCCTTTTAGTCCAGAGGCTTTCTCAAGAGCGCGACGTATACCGCCAATGATTGCCGTTGCATCCATGATTCTATCGTTGAGTCTTGCAGACAGCGGGGACTCCATAGCTTTCAAGCTGGGTCGAAGTTCATCTCTCCACACCTCACACACCTTTTCCATGTGGATACAGGCTACGTTTGCGTTGTGAACGTACATTTCGAAATCAAAGGTCGGAACAGGTAAAGCAGATTGCTTCCCGATAAACTCCCCTTCCAGTCCATCCAGATACGCCACAGCCTCTTTTATCTGCACTGGCTGCAACTGGTGAATGTGCTCAACATCGAAACGCTCATGTACCAGCTTCCAGATGTCAGGGTAAATCTTGCCTATGCCGGTAGTGATTAAGCGCTCGGCAGTCTGGCGCAGGGGGATAAGCTGCGTTGCGGTTGACTGGCGAGATTTTTTAGCTTGCGCCTCAATCTGAGTGTCAAGGATGTCGAGAACCCACTTGCGGAACTCTTTTGCTAGGGACGTTCTAGCAAACATTCCGATAAGGTGAGCGCCGCGCAGTGAGAAAACTCGAACGTCCTTTACTGAATTGCCACCCCCGAACCCCTTGACCCTCAACTTGAGTGTCAAGGTCATGCCATCAGTAAATTCATCAGCATTGCGATGATAAATTTGACTAACAGCATCCTTCTTTTCCATTCCTAGGGCTTCTGCTATTTCCGTTCCGCGCAGCCACACCGTTCCGTTGTGGTGGGCACAATTAAATTTCACATCATGGAAAGCCAGTTCTGATTTTGCTATAATCTTCACGTCGATATTCCTTGCGGTTTGTTCGATACCGAAGCCCTGACTGTTCTAGCAGTTGGGGCTTCACCATTTATGAACACTTCACGCCTTCCCTTGCCGCCGATTCCTTTAGCCTACGTAACACTTCATTGCTGAATGAGCGATCATCTTTCTTTGCGCATTCGTCAATGTACTTCTCCAACCATTCAGGCATTCGCAGTGTTTTAACCTTGCTCATGCTGCCTCCTTTTGTATGTGGTACGCATACATAGTATTTAGGTACGTATTGATAGTCAATAGTTACCCACTTACTCTATGTAAATAAAAAAAGGAGTGAGTATGGCTGAGCGTGCTTACAGGCACCCACAGGTCAATCTGAGGCTGCCAGACGAGTTAAAGGACAAGGTAACCGAACTTGCTGATGCTAACGGACGTTCCGCTAACGCGGAAATGGTTGCTGCTATTGACGCGTGGGTAAACAAAAATGCCCACATTAAAGCGCTAGATCTCGCAACGGTTGCTGAACGCCTTATAAAACTAGAAGAAGAAGTCGAAACCCTTAAATCTATGTATGGGAAGGATAAATAATGGCAATCAAATCCATATCTCCATCCCCAAAGATATCATTCGTCTACCCAACCATCTTAGACGATAGCACCGAGAATGAAGGTATCGTTGGTGAGGATACTCTTGATATCAGATTGAAAAAAATACCATGCAAATTTGGCGTTCTCGCCGTGGTAGGTGTCAGTGGTTTAGCAACTGAATATTCATATAGTCTTGAATTAAACGTTTTCTTTAATGATGAAATTGTCACCGACCCTGACAACCCATCCATTCTTGCAGATCATAGGGTAAATATATCACTGGAAAACCTATGCGTGGCTACATACGCCATTGAGCTAAAAGATATAAAAGCAGAGCAACCTGGGCTTTATGTTTTGAAAGTTAATCTTCGAGAGCACCACGGCGATGAGATTACCATAGTACATAACAACGAATGCCAGTTCGCCGTATCTTCAAGATGGAGCTAGATTCATGTCAGAACTAAATGTTGTTTACTTACCAACCGCTAAATCGCGTGGTAAAATTGGTGATAAAAGCGGCGACGGAGGTGGTAATATGTTAGAGGCTCGTGTAGCAAAACTTGAGTCTGATGTGGACAACATCAAAACCATGGTAAAGGACATAAAAGACGATGTTCGTGAGATAAAACGCGATGCTCGTGGCGACTTCCGCCTACTGTTTGGTGCGCTTATCGCCGTAGCCCTTGGATTAGCTGGAATAATGGCTAAAGGCTTTGGCTGGTTGTAACCAACCACAAGGAGGTTGGGATGAAGTACGTTATTGCTGCGCTTCCACTATTACTAGTCGGATGTGCGAAAGTCAGTGATTATCAGGCTGGTTGTGAGCAGCGCTACTCAAAACTTAGCGATATGGCTACCTGTCTCGATATCAGCATTAAAAATGATTCCCGCATGGCTACAGCACCAACACCTAAGATGTATGTGCTGGCCGCAAAGTTTCTTGGTCAGAAGGTGGATAGCGGCGAAATAACAGATATGCAGGCTCGCATGGAGTTGCAGAATTTATACATCAACATGCAGCGCCAAGAGCAAGCAGATCAGGTTGCGCAATCTCAGGCATTGCAACAAGCATTGCTGAATGCACAGACCGTGAACACGCTACAATCAATAGAGCAAAAGAACAGGCAGCCCGTTTACATACCTCCTGTGCCTTTGCAGAACAATAATATAACCACTAATTGCACAACATATGGCAATCAGACTAGATGCCAGAGTTATTAGCCATCCGTGGCGGAGATGTTACTTTCCGCCAGTGGCACAATTCTTGTCAGCATAAAGTTGCTGTAGTTTCTTAAATCTGTTTTTTGCTGCTTGTCCCTCAACGGTTTTGGCGTCACTGGTATCCATGAAGAACAGGGGAACAAGAAGAAAAGCGCCAGTAACACCAAGCGCTGAGTTTTTGGCGATCTGGCCGTTAAGCTCACTATCCTTTGACTTCACTAGGTTTGTCATTTCTTCCATCTCACTTACGATGGATTGGCATGACATATTGGCGTCACCTGGCTGGGACGCCTGAACTGGCATTGGGGTTGTGTGCACGCAAGCAGAAAGAAACGATGATGCTGTAATAGCCAGTGCGAATTTTTTAATCATGATAAATCCCTTATGTTTTTAAGTAATTTAACATGACTGTAAGAAAATGTAAGCCATCCGTGGCTGCTGATTACTGCTGCTCACCACTATCACCTGACAGCCAGCCGATTATTCCCAATCTAGCGATTGATTCTTTCTCGGTGCGAGGCAGAGTGCGGTAAAACTCCTTCCACGCCTCAGTGCGCGATATGCGGCCATCCGCACCTTGGACAATCTTCTGTTGCGCCGATGGTGATGGGTTTCCTCTTGCGGCAGCAGACAGGCGCTTCCATTCAGAGCTAACCATCAAATCTTGTACGGCCTGAGCACCTGTTTTTTTCGTTGCTGCTTTTGCCCCCATTTGCGCCGCGATCGAGGTGTTTAATACCGGGCCAACAACTGGAACCTGACCGAGCACGGTGGCAATCGTCGCCATTTTCCCGTGCGTTGCCAACTTATCGAGAAAGCCATTCGGCTGTTCGAAGCTCTGCAAAAATGATGATAGTTTGCCGGTTTGCAAATGGTAGCGGTTGGCTGACTTCACATTTCTTGCCAACGTGTAGAAATCCTCCATCCTCTGCATTGATCCTTTAGGCAGTACGGAGGCCAGCATTTTCACGTTACCGTTTCTTTTCAGTGCCCCGTAGTAGTCAACGAATCCATTGATATTGTCAGCCAGATCGGAGCGAGTACCTTTCCTGAGCATGTCTCGCATACCGGTTGCGATAACCTGCTTTCTCATTTCCTTATCTGGAATAGAGCGCATGAGTTGCCTAAATTTCTGCGAGTTTCCTGTGCTCAGTCCGTTAAGAGCGGTATTCGCCGCCGCCGTTACGTCTCCAGTCATATCTTTTCCGAGAAGGTTGTAGACCCGCTCTTCCATAATCTTTCGCTGAACGGTAACGGCATTCGCTGCCTTTATCTGATCTGTAAACCCGTAAGCGTCCGCCACCGCGTCCCTATCTCTTGACAGGTTCGCGTATAGCTGGCTTAGATTGCGTTCCTCTGCGCTACCGAACGGCGTTCCCGCCTTGTTCAAGTCAGCGCCAACACGAGCCCTTGCGGCATTTAGCCTGGCATAAGTCGGAGCGCCGGCATCTGAGCCTGCAGGAGCTATCTTGTCGTACACCCACTTTTCAACAGTTGAAAGATGTTCAGCTCCCCCAAGGTCATCGGCAAGATTATCCAGATAGGCGCGGGTGTTTTTTGGGTCAACTGCTGCACGGACAGGAATGGCATCATTTACTGGCTGGAAAAGTTCATTTTCTTGCTTCACGAGAGCCTTTCTCGTTGTGTCGAAGTCTGAACGGAACTTATTGTTTACTTCCAACCTGTCAGCCATCGCGCCAGCATCATCAATTATTTTTGATGCGCGGCGGGAGATGCGCTCGATAGACTCACGTTTGATAGCAGAGAGCACTGACGCATCCTGAGATGCCAATCCGATTTGCAACGCTTTGAACGCCTCATTCCCTGACGTGTATGCCTCAAGAAGAGAGTCAGGCTCGATACCAAGACGCTTGCTTGCATCGATTACCTGCTGATCTGGTTGAATGTCGTTTATTACTTGGGCAATGCGACCTTTATCACCAGACTCGGCGGCCTTACCATATCTTGCCGCTACAGCTTCTTGCGCTGGCGCAGAAACACCTACGGATTCAGGAGCGCTTTCCATTGCCGGATTACGCAATGAGCTTGCCTCTTCAGCAACTGATCCATCCATGCGCTGAGCGATAGATTCACCAGCTGCACCTGCTCCACCTTCAGCAGGGGCGGCGGCGCGTGATGGCCTCACTAATTGCTTAGCTCCGCGATACAATGCAGGCACACCCATCAGTGCGGTGTTGATAGCCATTTCCTTTGTGGCATTCTCGGCAAAATCACCAGGCTGATTACCTGCGTTTGCCACGGAGCCAATCATCGCGCCACGAACAGCGCCAGCGCCGGGTACAAGGTATGTCCCGATTGCTTCACCTGCTTGCGCCCATGGGTCAGTTGGCCTATCTACGGGCCGATAGACTGGGTCGAGAACATTGCCAAGACCTACCGCGCTAGTACCGGCATTAATCAGATTTGCGCCACCTTGAAGGATGTCGAACGGTATGTTTGCCAAACCACGCGCAGCCTGTTCTGCGCTATCCGTAAAAGATGGATCACGCACTTTCTGTGTCTGCTGGCCCTGCGACTGGATCATCTGAGCAATTCTAGTGGCACCTTCTGTGTCACCTGCCGCGTCAGCATTGCGTAACGCGGTCATAAGCTGTTCGCGGTCGTATGCCACTATCTACCCCCAAGGTATTTATTCACCAGAGCATCATCTGATAATTGTTGCTGCTGCGTTGTTTGCTGGTTCTGCGCCGGAATATCCTTTCCATACTTCTGCTGCATGCGCCTCTGAGCCATCTGCGTTGTATCGATGATTGATTTTATCGATGCTCTTGCTGACTTTTCCGATTGGCTTGCCGAAAGGTTGCCGATAGCATCCATAACCTTCTGCCCCTCAGCATTACTTAACGCGCCCATTCCGCGCATCTGCTGAATACCGGACAGGAATCCCTGAGATTTAAGGGTGTCTACTAAAGCGCTGGTATCCGCTGCATCAGTACCCGGAATCCATCTGTTCGTTCCCGGCATTAGGTTAACGCCAAAATACCCGGTAAATCCTGGGCTATTTAGCACTTTATTGGCTGTGTCAATTGTGCGTGACATGGTATCCATGCTGGTATTGTAAGCATCTACCTTATCTGTTTTAGCCTGCTCAAGTTCTCGCTGATTTGCAGCCCTCTTGTCTTGCAATACGCCAAGTTGAACCTGATTTGTTTCTCTGGAGATCTGGCGATCGAGTGCTTTATCTTGTAGCTCCAACTTGCGAACATTAACGTTCTGCTGGGCGATGCCAACATTAGCCCACCCTCTGGCGTTCTCCATGTTGTTGCTTCGAACCTGTTCAGCCAGTTTTGCTGTGTCATTCTGACGCTGCGCACGATCATTTTGAACCCCGTAGAAATCCTTAGCACCAAGCGCACTCATCCCTACAGCATCGATAGTCTGCGCCAATCCTTGCGGGTTAGTGCGTAGCTGTTCCATCACGTCCTGTGGAGATGAACCTATTGATGATAATGTTTGAGCATGCTGAGTAGCCGCTTGCTGAATGGCCCGCGGGTTGCTTGACGCCATTGCAACGCGCAGGTCGCGCGCAGCATTACCCAGCGCCATACGATGATTATCGTCACGAAAGCCGATAGCGTTTTTAATCGTATCAAGTTGGCCGGGGTATTTCGCAACGAGAGCATCCATTTTAGCCGGATCACCGTATGCTGTTTTCCAGTCAGCCTGGAATGCTTTTAATGCTTCCTGTTGTGCCGCCGCCTGTTCAGCTTGCATGCGCTGCTGCTGCACTTCCTGCATTCCTGAATAAGCGCGAAGCCCCTGCAAAAAACCATTACCGCCGCTGTAGTCAATCGGTCCGATAGCCATGATTCCCCCTAGAACCAGCTTTTAACAATATTGCCGACGCCAGTACCCAATGCTTGACCAGCACTAGTTCCAGACAGGAATCCAAGTCCACCTGTCAACGCACTGCCGTTGGCAAGATAATTGCCAGCCTGAGCCGCGCCAATTTGTGACATGTTCTGCCCGTAGCTGTTGGCATAATTACCTGCCGCGGCGTTGGAAGCGCCCGCCGCCGACAGGCCAACGTTAGATAGCCCCATTAGCTGCTGGTACATATTGTTTTGCTGGTCCGTCATCATGTTCAGATAGTTTTGACCAAGCTGAGGCGCGATAGAAGAAAGCATGTTACCGGTGGCGGTTGAACCTAGGCCACCAGTTGCCTCTGCCGCATTTAACCCCTGATATCTGGCCTGATTAGCCAGTTGCTGGTACTCGGGGCTGGCGAAGTAGGATTGCAATGATGCATTGCGATCAATAGGTTCGCCCGCAATGCCGGTAAGCCCTGCTAGACCAGTCTGCCCCGCTGTTAACCAAGGCTGTAACCGCTGCTGCTGCTCGCGGTAAATCTGTAGATTGGTCGCATTGCTCTGGTTAGCAGCATTTTCTTGGGCCTCTGCCGCCTGATTTGCCCCAGTGATAGAGCCAACGACCTTGCCAATGCCTTTTGTAATAGCGCTCATCTCACATGCCTCTTCATTAAAATTAACTCTCCGCTTGTGCCGTCGATGTACTCAACAACACCGCGCCATGTTTCGATAAATCCGAATTTCCTAGCCAGATTGCATACACGCTTGTGCTCAATACGAATCGGGGCGTGCACTTCACGGTTCCCGATAAGCGCCATAACATCGGCAACAGCATCCCGGCACCAATGCCTAGCCTTTGGCATCATTGCCATGTGCAAATCAACGTGATCGCCAAAATCCATGCAGACGAATATCCCGACGCTGTTCCACAGCAGGTGATCACCATCAACAAGAGGGAACGATGGGACGCCCCACAGGCGCATTAATCCCTGCCCGGTGAGAGCATCTATTTGTGTGAGCATGCGATTTCCTACTGAGTAGCGATGATTTTTATCTGTGTGGCTGTGAACGTGCTGCCGTTGGCTTTGATCATCATCGTGATTCCAGGTGATACGATGTCGTCACCCTCATCGACAGCGAAAAAGGTGTTTATGAACACATCATCAATACTCGTGGCAGCGTCACGACTAACGACAATCGTGTCAGGCACAACGGTGCCAAAGGTTATCTGCATCGATCGGTTGCCGGATGCGGATGTGTAAGTGCCGCGCAGGTTTATCTTGAAGCTCAGGTTCTTGAACTTGTTCAGCGCTTTCAGTCTCCCAGCAGCCACGTCGAAGAAAGGCAATAACGTTCCGCTGGTCGGCGTCAGCGTACCGAGCAAGGTAAGCAAGTTTGTTGATGTGGTTGGGATGACAAGCGAGACGCCAGAGTAAACCACCTCAGATTTTTGCCGGTTCATGTACGCCTGATATGCTACAAAGTTCGTTTCAAGCGTGGTGATTCTGGTTTCGTGATTGGCTATCTGCGTGGTGTTTTCTGCAATCTGCGTTGTGTGCGTCGCAATTGTTGCTTCTGCCGATGTTATGCGTGTTTCATGATTGACTAGAGTCGCCTCTGCTGCCGTGATGCGTGTTTCATGATTGGCTAACGTAGCCTCTGCATCATCAAGGCGCTGCTCATGATCAGCTAGAATTACGTCCTGCTCGTCATTCTTCACTTGCGCGTCGTATGCACCCTGCCCAGCCTGATTTGCTTTTCCTGCAACGTTACTGGCATCGGTAGCCTGCTGGATTACGTAGAGCATGTAAGGCTGGGAGAATATCGGCGGGAGTAGCGTTGAGTTAATGCTCTGCGCCTGCACGATGACAGGCACATTGAGTGACGGATCTGCCATTTACTCCGCCCTGATTTGACAGCCTGATAGGGTTACAGGTGCTTTTGTGATGACTCGCACCTTGAAGCCAATGTTTTTGCGGATGCGGCCGACGCGTCGCCATAGAATGCGCTTGTCGTATAGGAATGGCGCGTTCTGCTCAATCATCTGCTCGCGGCCATAGTTGATGCCGTCCGTTGTTGCAGACAGGAATAGCCGGTCAGCTATTTGAGCAACACCGGTACTGCATTCCAGTTCGAAATCAAACACGCGGGCGTTATCGGCTTTGAAGAGGGGCGTAAACAACAGATGCTCTTGCTGCCGGTCATACTGAGCGGATGAAGCGAAATTAAACTGACCGGTCACCGCTTCCAGCTTATCGCCACAGGTGATGGTGTTATCTTCGAACATCAGGTCAATGGCCCGATACACGTCATCAAACAGGCCAGTTTTGAGGATGGCCCATTGCGGCCCGTTCTGGCTCGCCGCCGAGTCGAACACAAGCACATGGCGTGGCAGGTGGATAATCAGCAGTTCGTGAGCGTCGAAGCGTATTGACTCCATCACGCCGGTAGCTAGCTCTGCCGCCGTGTATCCGCGCAGAACCTTCTCAACTGATGCGGTTGCGATTGAGGATGCCTGACCGGAAGAAATCACGTAAACAGACGGTGCACCGGTGGATTGATGGCTGATGAATGCGAAAGAGTCACCGTAAGGCGTTTTGCAGTAAGTTCCAGCGATCCCCTTTTGCACCATCAGCGAAGGCTGAGCCACATACAACGCAGCGCCAGCAGTAGTAGCGCCAGTCAGGGAGAAATATTCAATCGTTGAAGTCCCGAAAGTGACAATAAAGTCATGCCAAGTGCCCATACCGACAATCCCGTCAGGCTGTGATTCTGCCCGATACTCTGCGCTATTTCGGTCAGGATGCGACTCATCTTCAAGGTCAGATATGAACCATGAATCTGTGCCATCTTTCGACCACGCATACCGACCACGCAGCCGAGTTACATCACGCACAGAGCCAAGCTCATATTGTGTGTAGGTGCTCGATACAGGCCAGTTAGACATGGTCTTAACGGTGCCATCGTAGCGATACAACACCAGTTGACCGCCAACGCCCACCGCTTGAGACGTGCGACTGGCCGCCATGCTCACACGCCCCGAGCCAGACACCGAACCAACCACAGACGCGCCACGATACAGACTACCGCCGCAAACGCGATAGACGGCATTCTGAGCGGTGTTGAACATTGCACCACGCGATACACCGGAAACGTCAGAACGCTTGTCTATACCGGGGAATGAGCGCAAATATCCGTTGCTGTTCAGCACCTGCTTGGGTGTCGCCAGCATATTCACTGGCAGCAGGTCTACATAATCAGCATCGCGGAAGTTTTTGCCAACACCCTTAATCAGGGGGAGTTGTTGAATCGGCATCTGGCTTCTCTCCGGGGAAGTAATGCCAGCCGTTCAGCGTGGCAAGACTGTTGCCGCTGCCAATCGGCATCCGGCTTGGGTAAGGTGCTCGTTTTGCACGCTCGATCGCAGTCTGCTTATAGAGCAATTCTTTGCCGTATTTAGCGGTAGCGATGATTTTTGGGGTTGCTTCTAGCGAGTAGTCAGGGGCAATTCGGCAAGCCAAATTATGGTAAACGGCGCTCACGGCGCTTGAGCGCAATCCGTGGTCATCACCTTCCGCTGGCAGATTATCCATGTCGGCAAACTCATATCCGGTGATAATGCCTTTGCCGTCCTGATACCATTCCGCCATCATCGTTTCGAGGTCGTCTATTGCATCTTGCATTGACTGCGGCTCAACATCGGTAAGGGTGGAATTTGAGGCGATCGCCAGCTTACGCAATGCAGCCCTGACCAGATCACCTTTAGTTGCTATCAGCATCACTCACCGCCTTAGGCTTTGGCTCAGGCTCAGGCTCAGGCTCAGGCTCAGCAGGATTATTTAGAAGGTCATCCGGATGAGCAAACCAGCCAGCATCCAAATATTCCTGTAGATCGTCATCGTTTACGATTTCAAATTCGTACCCGACGCCCTTCCATTTCTTGCTGTCACCGTGGCGATAGACCATGTTAGACATTGCTTTTCTCCAAAGAAGAAGGGGCCGAAGCCCCTTTTAAATTACGCCTGGTCTGCCAGACCCACGCCAATTGACTCTGGTCGGGTGGCGTTGACGCCATACCAAACCGCGATACGGCACAGGCCGGACAGGGTGCTGATATCGCCCTGCGTAGCGAAGATACCGTTCAGTCCAACCTCTGGGATGGTGAATGACTTGGTTTTCATGCCTGCAAACAGTTCGTGGTTAGCTGGGATTGGCTGGCTCACGATACGGATTGAGTCATCTGCCCAGAACACGTTGGTGCGCGTAGTGGTTGTGTTCAGCACGTTTACCGCCATGCTGTTTGCCAGCGAGGTATTCACGTTGGCATAAGCACGTTGCTCTGGTGATAGTGCAGTATCGTCCAGTGCGATCGGCTTCGGAGTAATTTCAACGTGAGTACCATCGATAACGCGAACAACTGAGAAGGTAGCGTCATTAGTCAGCACGTTCTTCGCCATCTGAGACAGGAATTTCACGCCGGTAAAGCTAATTTTGTCACCACGCTTCAGACCGGTAGTGGCAGACAGGGTTACTGTTGCTAGACGGTTGTCCACGTTTCGCTTGTTACCATCAGCATCCGAATCCCACGCTACAGGCTGGAATTTCTGCGCGCCGCTAACAGTCAGACCTGTAGCCGTTGATGCCGGCAGAGTTGGCAGTTTCGGGGAGCGAAGAACGTCATCAAAACCAGCTACCTGACGCTGGATAGTCCCGTTTTTGTACGCTTCTTCAGGGATGCGGCCGAACATGTCGCGGTTAATCAGGTCGTGACCTGCTGCCTTGTAGTCTTTCGGGTTGAAGAAGTAAGACAGGCCTGAATCGCGATTCAGTTCGCGAGAGAACATGATTTCTTCTGCGTCCGATACGAAATCCCAGCCACTACCAGCAGCCGTGCCGATTGGGGCATCACTGGTAACTACCAGAGAGCCCATTTCAGCAGCCAGGTTAGCTACTTTGACTTCACAGTTGCTTGCCAGTTTCTTGGCTGCCGCGTTGATACGACGACGATATGATGTCTCATCTCGCAGATCATCAGCGCGTAACTGGAAGAAGTCGTTATCAGGCTCTCCCAGACTTACCGGAACGTTCAGCTCCAGAATGCCAGTTGATTGGCCTGTCAGGTCCCAGCCTTCCTGCGTTGGTGATTCCTGCTCAACAGGCATCCAGATGGTGTTACTTGAACGCTGCATTTCTGCAGCAGGTGGGGTGTACTTGCCGGCCTTTTGAGCCATAGGGGTGAGACTGGTGATGGTTTCGATTACTTCATCGATAGCCAGTGTCACCATTTGACCTTCGTTCAAAGCCATTATTTGATTCCTTTAAGTTTTGCCTTTAATGCGCGATAGGTGTCGACGTCGCCCTTGCTTGATGCCGCATCCATTTGCTTACGAATGGCATCGACGTTAGCCGCTGTCACATCGCCTGTAATGGATTGGTCAGCCGGAGGCGCGGAGGAAACCTGAGTCCCGCGAGGCTTGAGAGTTAAACGGTCTGATAGTCGGGCCAATTCAATCAGCGCAAGCTGTCCGTCCATCGCCAGCAACTGGCGGGTTTTCTCTGGGTTGGCTCCCAGGTGGTACATGAGCGCGGCGGATTTCTCGGGGAAGAGACGCATGATGTCAGCCCCGACTTGCGGCGGGACTAACTGCATGAACGCGTCTTCTCTCTCCTGATAGTCAGGGATGTTGAGCTTCTCCGCCGCGTCATAGTGTTGACGGGCTGCTTCGACGTAATGCGCTGATTGCTGGGTGTACTGCTGAACCATCCTGCCCTGCTCCGATACCGCATTGCTGCGTGCATCCTGAGCCTTGATGTTCCATTCGTTGTTTGCCTGTTGGAGTGCTGCCATAGCCAACGCCTGATCGCCGTTGTACTTGCTATAGAGAGCATCCTCACCAAGGAAGTCATTAACGTTTGGCTGAGTCGGAATCTCAGCAGTTACCCGCAAATTCTCCGGCAGCTCACCACGCTGCACCGCCGCTGCCTGTTGCTCAAGCTCGCGCTGACGCTTGCGCTCCAGTCGGCGCTGTGCAAATTGAGCATTGGTTGCCGGGTCTTGTTTCTGCTTGCTCTCATCGTCTTTCAGGACAATCTCAAAGCCTGCATCCTGCGACTGTGCGTCGTTGGCATTTGACGCTGTATCGACTGTGGCTGCCGCCGCGTTATCAACGGACAGGGGTTGGCCTTCAGTTGCCTGAATTTCGGTGGTATCGGACATGATTAACTCTCTCTTATTGAGGATTCTCGGCTACGCTGCCGGAAGGTGAATTTTGTCTCTGCGATTGCAGGATGTTGGCAATGTCCAGCCGCTGGTTGTGCGCCTGTCCGGTGCCTTTGAGAAGTAACTCAGCGTTGGCTCTGGCGTCATCGCTGTTCTGTTGTTGGAATTTACCCATGAGATCAATGAAATCACGGAATGCTGCTTGCTTGTCCAAATCCATGTTGTTGAAGATTTCAGCAACCTTCGCTGCGTTGAGCTGGTTCTGGCCTTCGACCTTCGCCGCATCGACTTGGATTTGCATCTGTTGGTTCTGCGCCTTGAGCAGCTCAGCCTGACCTTGCAGGTATACGCCTTGCGCCTGCGTTTGCTCTGGCGATGGCTCTTGTGGCTGCTGTTGCGCCTGCTGCACCATCTGAATTTCTTCCGGTGTCTCAGGTTTTTTCAGCCCCATAATTACCAGTTGCTTATTGGCATACTCACGCATCATCTCGACGCCTTTACCGTCAAGCAGCGTGAAGTATTGAAGCAGGAGCATCTGCCACTCAGGGGTGCCGGGAGGAACTTTGGTTAGCAATTCCTGAATCTCTGCGCGGTTCTGCTGCTTCATGCTCTGGAATGACGGGCCGACATCCGTATACGTTTCAAACCGTCCACGTATATCGTTCATCACCACATGCTGCCCGGTGCTCAGATCAACCATTTCAGCCAGCAACTGAACGTCTTTCTCGCTGCCATCCTCAAGCGTGATGGTCACGTTGCGTGGGACGTCATAGATATCGTTAACGATGGATTGATAAATCTCACCATCGCGGCGCATCGCTGTGGCTAAGTTGTCCTGAAACACGTAGGTTTCGAGGTCAGAACGCATGTTCAACTGATTGACAGTCTCAAATGCCACCTGACCGCCGTTTACTGCCTCCGCATCCACGCCGAGAGTGGCGACCTCCTTCACTGCATTGGTTGCCGCTTCCAGCATGTAGGCGTTAGCCTGCGGAACCTCTGGATTCTCCATGTAGGCGATGGGTTGAGTTGGCAAATCCCCGCTGTTTTCATCCGTGCGATTCAGCAGGTAATACGGGTAATCGTCGTTACCGTCATACATGTGCTCATAGCCAAGGATTTGCTCGGGCCAGAAAATAGGTTTCTTCTTCGGCGTGCGAGCAACAATGTCGGCGTTGAATGACATGATCATGTTGCGCAGGCGCTGCCCGTCTTTTGTCAGGCGAACGACGCCTTCATACACTTCCTTGCTCTCAACAAATCCCCACTCGCCATAGCATGGCACTATAGGGATGTGCTCACCGGCGATCAGTTGCTTATCTTTGTAGATGTCAGTGCATGAGAGCAGTGTTTTGTAGACGCGTTTGCGCTTAATCTGGCGCTCTGCAATCTTCACCATGCCGCGTTCTGCAAGCTCGTCGATGACATCCTTAATGTCGCGCTTGAAGTAGCTAACGGGCTCACCAGTCAACGGATCCTGATAGATGAACGCTGTCTCTTTCTTCTCCACCACCTCATAGAATTCAGCGATGTGAATCGTGTCCTGCGTCAGCCAAGGGAATACCCAATCATTCGGGCTCTGAAAGCTGGGCTGATTGCTTGCATCAAGGTCATGCTCTTCTGCAAAATCCTCCCACCCGTTACGGCTCATTGAGTGGATGACGGTGCAGTGACGGGCGTCGCTCTTATCCATCTGCTTGCTGTTGCTGTCCCAGATGACGCATGAACAAGCTGAATGAATAGGCTCACGGCGTATAATCTGGTTGTTACTGGTAGGGTCCTGGTCTTCATAGTCGGTGACAATGCGCCACGCACCAACGCCAGCCTCTACCTGCTCACGCACTGCGACGTTAACGGCTATTTTCGCTGAGTTATGCCGCATGTCGGTGCGGTACATGCCCATGAGAGTGTCGGCTGAGTCAGGGTCTGCGCCGTCCTTCGGTCGATACAGCACGTCGATAGGATTCTGGCGCATCTCTGCAACCAGCTTGCGTACTACTGGTCGAACAACGTCGAACTGTCCGCGATACTGTAATGTTGTGTACTGCGTTAGCCAGTCGTCCCACTGTGATATGCGAGAAAAGAACAAATCATTCTTTGCTTCTGTCCTAGCTTCATCACCCGCAGTCCAATCAGCATCAAACCTACATAAGATGCTTTCAAGTCTACTTACATTGTTTTCCATATGGCTACCGTGATAAAATTCATGGGACGAATGAGTGTTTTGGGGTGATTATGACAAGTCTCAGCATTGAGGAAGTAAGGCATCTTTTTTCATACAATCCAGACACTGGAATTCTTATTGCCACCAATAGGAAAAGAAGGACTGACCTGAATGGAAAGCCTGTCGGTTGCCCTCACGGGAATGGCTACCTCGATGTCAGGGTTGGTAATAATCTGCATTATGTTCATCGCCTTTGTTGGGCTCATTACTATGGCGAGTTCACCGATTTAATTGACCACATAAATGGGAATAAATCGGACAATCGTATAGCCAATCTTCGTATGGCGAACAAGAGAATGAATGGACTAAATAGAGGTGTCGATAAAGACAACACATCTGGATTTAAAGGTGTCACATTCAGGACAGACACTAATAACTACATGTGGCAATTCGTCATTGACGGAAAGCGATACACAAAGAGCGGATTTCCGACCGCCGAAGATGCTTATGCTCACAAGCTTGAGTTCATTGATGCCTTGCAACACTCGGCGTCAGATTTCCTCAAGCCATAACCATTATCTTCCTCGGGAAACAGGTTTAATTGGTGCAGGGATTTTCTTCTCTTTGACTATCCCGATGTCGCCATAGCGCTTAGCAAAACGGCGCATCATGTATGCGTATCGAGTGGCATCTAACAGGTCATCACGCGTCTTAACGATGCGCCCGCGGTCATCACGGTGGTAGAAGTTGAACTCTTCGAACCAGTCACGCAGGCCAGAAAACACTTTGAATCGTCCGGTGTTCATCAGGTCGTGCAACTCGAATAAGCCAGGCTCAACTGAACGCGACCCATCAGGCCACTGCGCGGCATCTGGTAGCATCTGAAACCCGGCGTCTTTGTAATACTCGCGCTGTTGTAGGCCGCTTCCTTTCTCGGTCTGCAATCCATCTTGAGGCCATGCCGTTGGCACCTTGTTAGCCCATGACTTCGTTGCGCCCCACGCTTCAGCGGGTGAGGTCTTGCTAGCTTTCCATGCCTTGGTTACGTAGAAAGTTTCACTCTCTAAATCGATGGCTAACTGCACGCGGCTTTGCGGGTGATCCCAACCAAAGTCCATCCCGTCGATAACCATGTAATGCTTAGGTATCGGGAATGGCTCGCAGGTGATCGTCTCTTCGCTGAAATCGAATATGCGACCGTGTCCAAGCATTGGGATACCTTTTGTACGCATGTCGCGCTGATGCGGAGGATATGATTCGAGCAGTGATTTCTTTGTTTCTTCTGTCAGGTGCGGAGCGTCATCCCACCCAACATTCATGCAAAATTGAGATTCGGCAGGCGTGTCGAGTAGTTGAATAACCAACTCAGTTCGCCCGTTCTCCGGCGTAAACGTCAGGATGCCACGACCGCCACGGCCTTGATCGCCTGTTGCGGTACGCGTCAGAACCTGCGGGTAAATCGTCTGGTCTTCTGGCTCTTCGTCAATGTGAAACCAGTCTATGTCATCACCCATCAAGGCATGCTGCCCCTGCGTGTATGACCAGAACTGTATTTTGCTCAGGTCGCCGCTGCTGTGCTTGATGTAAGCAGAGCGGACGGCATTTGGCGTGCCTGTCATTGGCTCAGTAGCGACAATGCGATCAGGTGGTATCAGGCCGCCAGTAAACTCACCGTTCACCTTCTTGCCGATGATTGCGGCTTGAAGTAGGTCGCGGCACTTTTCTCCAGAATAACCAAGGCACCACATTAGCGGAGCGTGAGCAAATCGATGCCCCTCCCATCCTTCTGGATACTCACCAAGCAGATGGATAGCATCGATATATGTTGCGGTATCAGTTTTACCGACGCGGTTAGCAGCGATTAACGCGCATTGCCGGTATTCAGCGGTGGAGGCGATGAACTTACGCTGCCAGACGTATCGAGTGTCGTAGTAGGAGCGGTAACGGTAAACGTGCTTGCGGCGCTTCTTTTCTTCAAGAAGTCTCAGCAACTCAATCTTCTGCTCCCGACTGAGATTCTGCATGAGCCAACTCCGTTATCTTTCTATCAAGCTCTTCGTCAGTGATATCGCTGATTGTGATCCGCTGGTCATGCTGAATTCTGTCGCCGTATTTCTTCGGCATGATTTTGGATAGATACCACTTGCGGGTGTCGATACGCAGCTTTGAACGCTGCACGTGCTCGCCATTGAGTTGATAACCAATGCACTCGCCATCCTTATCCAATTTTTCCATCCAGTCGTTAGTGCCATCGTCAGCGATATCAAACAACTCTTCCGCAATCGCCTCAGCACCTTCTTCCTTCGCTCGCACGTATTGGGCACGAAACTCTTCGTTGCGAGCCAGCCAGCGCAATACCGCTTGTTTCGACGGCATTCCATCATCACTACAGACAGAGCGAAGCGATTCGCCCTCTGCAAGTCGAAGGCAAATTATTTCCGCTAATTCATCGGTGTAGTCTGATGGGCGGCCACCTTTGTTTACCTCGTCGCCCATAATTAATTCCTCAACTTACTGCGATGTCGACAGATGTCCCGCCAGTACCACCGATTGCCCTAACCCATGCAACGGTTGGCGGCGTGATTGTCATGAAGTCTTCAACCATGTGGCCCACTGCGTTAGCAGCAGGCTTAGTGGGTGAGTCAAATAAAAATGCCCAGCCATCGTCGAGCATCTGGATTGATTTCGTTTGTGTTCCGTCAGTCACCTGAATCCAATTAGTCGTGACGCGAAGATTTTGAGTTGCCATGCATCACCTCACTTGAACAGGGTAAGCGCTTCCTGTGCTTCTTTGATTGCCTTATCAGTGCGCGTGAGCGGCGTTGGCTCATTGGCGGCGCGAGTGTACTGGTCTTTGAACAGTTCGTAATTCAGCTTAACGCCAGCAACAAATGCAATGGCCTTCTCTGCTGCTGCGGTGTCAGATTGCACAAGTCGCAGCAGTTCCAGATTCATTTGCTGAACGTCTGTTAATTCGGTGATTGCGGTCATTTGGTTTCCTCTGATTTCTTCTGCGCTTCGATGTGATCCATCATGAAGTTGTTCACTTGACGAGATAGCCAGCCAGCGAGATAAGCAAGTGGCTCTTGGTTGTCAACCGAGACTGTTATCCCAACCAGTTCCAGTATTCTCCATGCAGCGTGAACACATTCATGCGTTAGCGTTTCGGCGTTATATTCATTCGGCTCGCGGTAGCAAATGGCAACCATGAGGATGCCGGATTTAATGCACTTCACTACGCTGACTTGAGCGGCGAAATTATCATTCAGAAAATCTTCGCCGTACTTTGCTGAGGCTATTTCTGCATTAGCGCAGATGGCTACTCGAACACCATAGATTGGCACCCTCACCTCTTTGCTTGGTTTCAGTACCATAACAGAACAATCCTCTAAAAAGTGGTTATCCACCCGATAGGTAAACATAAACTTCATGCTGAAATATCGAGCACTCTCGGGAGAATGCTCTGGATTTCGTCATGCTACAGGTTCAGCAAGCCAATCTTCGGCGAACAAATCACCTTGTGATGGCACCCAACCGGGCTGCATGTGTCCTTGAGCGTTTTTCAGATCGAGATGCGGCTGAATGGTGAATTCACCAGTAATGCCGGCTTTCGCATAATCAGAGCCGGGGCGAGCCTCGCTTACCGTGTAACCGCCAGCTTTGATAACGAACTGACCTTTGCCATTCCAGCCTTCACGGTAAATCTTTGCGCCGCTCTTAGCGGCTTCCAGTGCTTGTCCGAAATTCATCGTTTCACCTTTAGTTAAAGTTGGTTTATTCGCAGCCTTGCCACTTCTTCACAGAGTTGCGCAACTACTTCCCGTCTAGTTCCGGGCCGCCAAGCCGCGGATCACCTCGTTGGTGTTGCACAATCTGATTCCTTGTCGGGGGAATTAGTCTTGCTCTGACAGTCGCTGTTTCAGCAAATAACCTTCCAGCAACCAAATCTTATTCACTGCGTTCTGACGGGCAATCTTGCGGCCAATCTCAGCGTCGAAGTTTTCAGGACTGGCGCAAGCGCTTTCCCCTGTGACGGTGAAGCCATTGCGCAGGACTAAAACGCAGAAGGTGAGCAAGTCTAGCGGTTCAGGGGCTGATATAGTGTCGCCCTCTTTAGCGGTTAACGCAGCCACGCCAGCATAACCATCACCAGCCGTGAAATAGTGCTCACTGGCGATAATGCTTTCGATATGTTGAGGCGTGACTCTCGGTGCGGTTTTGCCTTTAGCTACGATTTCATTTTCTATTTGATGGTCGTTCATAATTTAACCTCTGGTTGGTTATTTCAAGCACTGCTCACGGACGTACTCTTGCAGCCCGTGAACCTGCTTTTCTGTTGTGACTAATTGCTCTCTGAGACTGAAATAAGTTCGTCGAGAGTCTGGATTGAGTTCGCAGGCTCCTGCATTAGCCAGGCTGGGGGCGGCGGAGGTTTGATAGCTTGCGGAGATTCGCAGCCGCTTACGACCAGAATCAACATCGCGCTCAAGCTGATTAATAGTGCTTTTCGCATCGGCTAATTCCTTCGTGTATTTGGCATCAAGAGCAGCAACATCACGTTGCCGGGTTTGCATGTCGCTTATCGTGGCGTTAGCCAGTTTCAAATCCCGATCGGCTTTGCTGTACTTGTCGTGGTAGTAGTAGACACCGAATGACAGCGCAGCCAGCACAGCAACGAGAGCGGCGTAGAGATAGGGCTTCATGACAGCAGCCACGCAGCAAACAAAAACCAACCCCAACCATCAGAGCCATTTAATGCCAGGAGCACTGCGCAAAATAAACATATCGCTGTCATATTTACCCTCCAGCCAGGCACAGCTCACGCTCAACCGCCCTACGGTCAGTTAATCCGCGCCAGACTTTACCGCCTGCTTTATCCCAGCGCTTTAGCTCGTCACAGGCTTCGGAAGTATCGCCAGCATTCAGCTTGCGCAGCATTGTTGAGCGATTCAGTGACCCAGCGCCAACGTTGTATGTGAAGGAGATAAGCGCAGCCTTACGCATATCGGTCATCCGAACCTTTACTGCCTTATCTACAGCAGCGGCAGCAGGTGCAATATCTTTTGCCAGCAGGTCATCGCATTCGGATTGGGTGTATTTCTTTGCTGGGATAATGTCGGGGCCAGTATGCCCGTAGCAAACCGTCAGTACGCCAACCACATCGTAATATGGGGTATACCGAACGCCTTCATGCCACTGAATCAGCACCATGCCGATGGCAATGGCACCGCCAGACGCGGCAGCAGCAATCTTCTTCATCAGGGATGCATTCATTACTCACCCCGCGCTTCTTTGCGGCGGTCCTCTTTGATTTTGAAGTGCAGATTCACCAAAAAGGTCAGCAAGCCAAATACCAGACTTCCGAGAACGCCAATCGCCGCCCATTGTGTAGGTGATACTTGGTCCAGTAACTGGAACATCCAATAGCTCCCGCTGGCACCTGACGCGCCATATGAGACGCCTGTGGTTATCTTGTCCAATTGCATAGACCCTACCCCGCTATCGCGTGGCGCTGTGTGTGATTGAAAAAGGGAAATAAAAAAGGCCACGCAATAGCGCAGCCTGAAATAGAAAAGCCACCGCGTTAGCAGTGGCTTGAAATTTTCACACGCACCGTAACATACAGACGGATTCATAGTGTTAGAGTCAAATTTACCCACTCTTATTCACTTTGTCAATATCTTGCTTTTAAAATGTCGCCATCCGTGGCAATCATGTTCCTATCGTGTAACTTTAGTCAATTGGTTATCGGCAATTGACTCCTCTTTATGGCATTGCACCACCATAGCGTCATATAGCGGCTTTATCGTGCGTGACCATGTGGGCTGCGTCAGGTCAGGAATGAATGCTCTCACAGCCCTGTAAGCGGCACTGGCTGGCATCCTTGAATAACCAACTCCCTTGCAGCGGTCGCACTCTTTCTCTACTGGCCTGCCCCACAATTCCGTTTTCGCCAAATCAGCGGCGCGTCCTGTTCCGTGACAATCTTTGCATCTTGCGCCGGGCGTTGCAGCCGATCGGCAATAGTCCGCATACGCAAACGTTGCGAGCACTTGCACAACTCTTCGCTTAATATTCCCTTCAAGCTTTGCGACGCCGCGATATTTCCCAGATACGCGGATAGCAAATTGCATCAGTAGTTGGATGGCTCGTTGTTTGTCGGCTTGGCTGAGTTCATGTTTCCCGCAGAAAGCAGCCATTCCGAAACCTGCCAGTGATTGAGCCATCCCCATGGCTGCCATCACATCAGTACCCGTTAAAGAATCCCCACCAGTGGCCCGAGGTGAATCACTCATCGTCGGGCTTTTTGGCGAATGAAATTTGGCTACGCTTTCGAGTCTCAACGTGACTTCCTCCGCTCTGGATAGGCATCCCATGACTGATAATGCGTTGGCTGTGGCATGGGGGTTATAGGCGTGAAGAGGTTCAGGATGTAACTAATCAATTTCATAATTCCACCCTTTCGTTTTGCCAAAGCGGAAGAGGTTCTTTGCATCCAGCCTTTCGGATTCTGGCCTTTGCGTTTTTCTCTATCTGAATCAGCTTTTCGATGTTCTGCCGGCGCTGCTTTTCTTCCCGTCGCAGATATTTAACGCTCTCCATGTATCTGTTTTCGGTTTCGCAGAGGTGAAGCAGGTAGTTGAATGGCTCTACCAGCGCATCGCATCGACGGCAACGCAGGGCTCTCTCTTTTTCATCAACCCAAACGGCGTCATGGTGGCAAAGAATTTTCTTTCCGCTTTCGCGCCTCATAGCCAGTTCTTCAGCTATGTCCTCCTTCCTTTCTGGAAAGGCGACGACATTACTTAACTCGCTTTCGGTATCAGTGCTCATGCTGCCTCCCGTTGTTTGATTAGCGACCGATTTTTCTTCCCGCTTCTTGTTGCCGGATTAAAGAGACATTCCTCCGGGGACATTCCTGCCTTTGCTCTACTTCTAATTGTCCCATCAGATAGATTCACTCGCGGATCAGCCGCCCACTCGGATGGAGTTTTCTTTTCCCCATTCCACTCGATAGCAATGCTGTTTTTCCTCGTGTATTTCGGCGGGGTTGGCTTTTTCACTGGTAACTTGCCGTTGTGCGTTACCTTCGGGGAAAATAGGCTGTCGTAATCGCTCATCCCCTGGCGCTTCCTGCGCTTTATTGACGATCCGCTAACAGATATCCTCTGGTCTTTAGCCCATTCATTCGGGGTTTTTGTTTCCCCATTGAACGTGATCGCCATTCTCCCCTTGCGCATGTATTCGGGGGTTTTAATTCTTCCCCTTCGCGTGTTGCAGGTGTGGCAAAGCGGCCTAAGATTTGATGGTTCGTTGTTGGTAACAACCTCGTCAATGTGATCAATGTGCGCCGTAGACCATGTCAATTCACGCCCACAAAGCTCGCATGCAGGAAGGTTGTCTCCGTAACGCTCATAAACCACAGCGCGATGCTCATAGGTGTACCCGTTAGCCATTTCTAACGGATGACCTGGGATTGTGATCATCTGGTACCCGGCTGAGTTATGCGTCCTTTCCGCCCTCCCCTTTTCTCGCAAATCAAAGGATCCGGTTCGCATGCGTCTGAAATAATGCATTTGGCATATTCCTTCTCCTTTGTATTGAGCCGGTTTATTGCACCCGTCAATTCTGCAAATCATAATCCCCCCAACTCAGTGATGACGATATCCAGACCGCCGCCCTTCACTCGCTCACCGCGCCTTACCCTTAAATCGTCTATCTGCTCGTCGTCCAGCATGAAACCAGCGTGCGTGAGCGAATCGAAAACCGCTTTTTGCAGGTTGTCGAGGTCACGGCGTCGTTTGTCTGGAGCGTTGGCGATGATGGATATTTTTAGTCTTGCGGGAGTGTTGATGTCGAGGTTTTGCTGCTGGATTATCTGGATAATTCTTTGTCGGTATTCTTTACCTTTCTCGCTGATGTAGTGCCTGTGTCTTGCGTGTCGCCAGTAGGTGTTCAGGCTTGGCGGCCACGGCAATTTGAGGTGATATTCAGTCATCGCTTTATCTTTCCCTCCGCCAGTAACACGGCCTGCGTCCTGATCACGCCCTCAAGGTGTGCCAGATGTGCGCTATCTGCGTCTGTAAGGCGAGTACGGCGATCTATCTCGTCATGGCATGATGAGCATGTCCACGCACCGAAAAGGTCGTCTGGCTTCATTCCTGTGCCGCAAATCCCCGACATGCGGTAATGCGCCAGCACTACGGTTTCAGCATTGCCGTTACAGATGCCCGGAATTCTTACCTGACACTCGCGGCCTCTGGCTTCTTTCCTAAGATTCGCCATTTTCCTCTCTCACTCTCTCAGTTACTTCTCCCTCTAAAAGCAGCCTGGCGCACTCAGCACAAACATGCGTATCGTCATCAATCAGATCAGCATTGCAATTAGCGCATAGTGATTGACCCTCGTAGCCGACGACACATGAACGGAGATTGCAGGATTTTTGATATGCGGTGATTTGCTCAGGCGTTAGCATGGCTGGCACTCCATAAATGCCTCTATGAACGTTTTTGCCGCTTCCGCGTTGATGGCATTTCCGTAGGCGCGCAGTCGTCCCACGTTTCCGGCAAGCCCATCAGTAGCCTCGCCATAGCCGGATGGTATGATTCGA